CATCTTGTTGATGAGCGACTCGCCCTCGACGCCGACCGCCTTGAGCTCGCTCTTCAGCGGCCCGGACAGCAGGGTGAGCTTGATGAAGAGATCGGCAACCTCGGCAGCCACGGCGCCCCCTCACGGATGTCGTCGACGTCCGCGAGGCGCGGCGGTGAGGGGCGATCAGATGAGCGTTTTCCAGCCGGCGCCGAAGTTCTTGGCGTAGATCAGCGAGGCCGGGACGCCCATGGCGAAGCGGAAGGCCGGCTGGAGGAAGGGATACTTAGCGCCGTTGACCAGGCCGGCGACTTCCAGGTAGTAGCCGTACTTGTTGGCCGGCGTCTTCGAGCCGTACGACGAGGGGAAGCCGACAGCGGTCCCGACCAGGATCTCCAGGGTGTCGCCGACCGTGCGTACCGCGGTGTGGGTGATCGCGCGTCGCAGGTTGCCGGAGATGACTGCCGGGCCTTCGCCGGGCAGCGCTGGGGTCCGGGTACCGACCTTGTGGGCCCCGTTGCTGGCGTTGATCTTTGCCTGCTTCTCGATCGTCAGCGCCAGCTCTGTCAGGGTCTTGGCGGACTTTCTGCGGGTTTCGGCTGCGATCTCGGTGCAGAGCTTCGTGAACACACCCGGCGTGAGTTCGGTGGCCAAGTCACCACCTCACTTCGGTCGCTCCTGGCTTCTGCTGGGCGCTGCGGTGAGCACGTTCCGCGGCGGCGTTGTTCGCGCGGCGCCCCTCCATGAGGAAGATCCAGCAGACTTGCCGCACGTAGTGCGGAGTGGCTTGATACTCGTCCCAGGTCCAGCGCATCTCACGCATGAGCTCGAACATCACCCACTCCTCCGGGGCAGCCCCGGATGCCCACGTCCCGTCGAGAATGCTCTCGACGTCGGTCAGGACGCTGGCGAATCCGGGGTCGTCGAAGGGGAGCCGTTCGCCCCCTTGTTCATCTCCTCGGCGATGCGGGTCTGGACGATCTGCGCGAACTTCGAGACCGTCTCAGCGGTCGCGGGCAGGTCGAGCAGCGGCTGCTCCTCGGCCCTCACACTGGAGTCGTACATCCGCATGTCGACGACGAGGTTGGCGATGCGCTCGTAGGACTCCCACAGGGCGGCCTTCGGGTTGAGCGGCTGGCCGTTGCTGTCCGTGGCGATGTCGGACACGAGTTCGTCCAGCGGCACGAGCAACGGGTTGCGGATCTTGACGTAGAGATCGGGCTCGCCGTCTTCAGTCAGTTCGGGGAACGTGATCGTGATGAAGCGCCCCTTGAGTCCCGCCATCTGGGACTCTCCTTTCGGGTAGGTGGTGAGTGGATCAGTAGGCTGTTGAGACGAAGTTGGTGACGGTCGCTGCGAAGGCGCCGCCGTCGGTGGCGTTGTAGATGCCGTCGATGTCGAAGGACGCCGTGACGTAGATGTCGTCCCAGGAGACCTGGCCCTTGTTCCAGCCCGACTTGGTCGACGTCATGGTGATCACCGAGCCGCCGAGGACGACTGGCTGGGTGAGGACGGCCGTGCACGGCTGCTGGAGGTACTGCAGGTACAGGTTGAGGTCGGCGTCCGACTCGAAGAGCGCCTTGTACGAGCCGCTGAAGTCGAAGACGCCCTGGAAGGTCTCCCGGGGCTGCTGGACGCCGTCGGAGCTGTGGATCGCCTCGACCGGCCGCTTGAGGGTCATGTCGTAAGACAGGCCGCGGGTGCTTGAGGCTCCCCCGTTGGTCATCGTCCACTGCCAGCCCAGGGCGGGCTGCACGGGCGAGAAGCTCGGCCCGACCTGGTCGGCGACCTCGGCAGACAGCCAGCCGGTGAACTTCGCCGAGGCGGTCACCATGGCCTTGGGGTCGATCTTGATGCCGAGCTCGCTGCACTTGCAGCCGGGGAAGCCGCGCGAGTGCGACGGTAGGCCGTTGGCGACCACGTCGTACTTCGTGAAGCTCCAGCTGGTCTGCGCGGCCGCGGGGTTCTGCTTGAAGCTGTGCGTCGACTGGGAGATCACCGAGCCGCCGGCTGCGGTATGTGCGTAGCGGGTGCCGGTCGAGGGCGTGGTGACGTTCGCGGTGTAGGGCCCGGAGCCGGAGACGGTCCCGATCTGGACGTACTCCAGGTTCGCGCCGCCGGTGTCGGAGATCTGGATGATCGCGTTGTTGCCGGGGTTGGCTGTGAAAGACAGCGGCGATCCGCCGAGGCCTCCGCCGACGACGCAGTCCGCGGTGAGGGTGGTGGTCACGCCGGCTGTGGTGACGGTGTCCGGCCCGATGATGGCGCGGAACAGGTACGGGAGCGCGTCCGCGTACGCCGCCATCTCGAAGTCGAACGAGCTCTGACCGGGCCCCTGGTAGAGGCCCTGGAGCCCGGTGTCGTTGTTCCGGAAGCTCTCGTCGCGCAGCGGGTCGTAGACGTCGACCGCATCGCACTTGGTCACGGCGAAGTCGAACCCCGGGGCCAGGTAGCTGCCCTGCGCGCTCTCCTTCCGGCCGCCGATGTATCCGAGCCGAGAAACAGAGCTCATGCCGACTCACCTCCGGGTTCGATGGCCGGCTGAGCGGCGGGCTTCTTGGTCTTGGTGGCGGGGGCCTGGTCGGCGCTCGCCGCGGGGGCGGCCGGCGGTTCGGGCGCGTCGGCCGGTTCGGGTTCCGGCTCGGGGTCGGGCTCGAGCGATGTGAAGCCGGCCAGGAGCTTGGGCTGGTCGGTCTCTTCGCCGGGGCCGACGGTGAACGGCCGCCCGTCGGGGTTGTCTTTGGTGGGCCACAGCGAGACGTGCTGCGGGTAGCCCGAGGTGTTGCGCTGGCGCACAGCGGACTCCAGACGTGCAGGGGAAAGGGCGTGCCGAGCCCGCGGGCGGCGGCCAGGGGTGGGGTGTGGCCGGCGGTCAGCCGGTGAACTCGAGGTCGTCGGCCTCGTAGGTGATCCGCGCCTCGAACGCGCAGGTCGTCATGGACTGCGGGGCGGACAGGAACTGCACGTCGATGGCGGTCGGGTTCTCGGCGACGGACAGGAACGTGCCGTGGGTCTTGTCGCCGATCGGGCCGCCGATGCGGGCGATGACGTCGTCGATGGCCTGATCGAAGGCCGCCTGGTCGCTCTCGGCGTTGCCGGAAGCAGCAGAGAGGGTCCAGCCGCAGATCAGCTCGAAGCCGTAGTGCGGCATCCGGCGCACGTTCGCGGACCGCGTGACCCGCACGGCGCGCCGCAGGACCCAGATCTGGTTCTGCCGGGTCGCCGGGGTTCGGGGCGCGTAGGCCTGGACGATGTCCCACCGGCCGCCATTGATCTTCAGCAGTGCTGGGAGCCCGTCGCCTGAGGTGGTGAGCCACGCGGTTTCGCGGGCGACAGCGTCGGCGGTGGACACGGGTCGGTCACCTCCGCCGTCGTCTGCGTGAGCTGTGGCGGGTCGATCTGCGGTGGTGGCCGGCGGAGTGCCGGGCGGCGCGGTGGGAGTGCGCGCGGGCGGCCGACATCTTCGCCCTGCGGGCGGCCTTCTCGGCCGGGGTCATGGCGGCCAGGTGCGCGCGGAGCGAAGCCGTACGCTTCGCGCTTCGGGCGGCCTTCTCAGCCGGGGTGAGCTTGGCGTTCGCCGCCTTGAGGGCCTTGGAGAGCTTGGCCGTGCGCGCCGCGCGCTGCTCGGCGGTGAGCTTCGCGTTCGCGGCCCTCATCGCCGCCGACTGCTTGGCCGCGCGCGCGGCCTTCTGGGCCGGGGTGAGTTTCGCCAGGGCGGCCTTGCGTTTGGCGGCCATCGCCGCCTTGCGCGCGGCGCGCTGCGCCGGCGTCATCGCGGCCAGCTTCTTCTTCATCGCCGCGACGCGCTTGGCGGTCTCGGCCTTCTTCTGCGCCGCAGTGAGGTGGTTCCAGCGCGCCTTCATCCTGGCGGCGAGTGCGGCCCGGGCCTTGGGCGAGAGGTGGTGCTTTGCCTTGGCCATTGGCTACTCGCGCATGTAGGGCACGAGCATGCTCTGTGCCTTGATCCGCAGCACGTCAGGGTCGTGGCCGTGGTCGCCGAGCGGATCGAGCTCGTCGATCACGTAGGCGGCGCCCAGATACTTGCAGGCGCGGACCAGGTCGGCCGGGACCGTGCTGTAGCCGCCGGAGTAGGTGACGTGCACCCGGGAGCCGACGGGCAGGAACAGGCCGAGCTGGAACCAGACGTGCCCGGAGTCCGGGTCCGGGCCGTCGAGCAGGGTCGTCACGGTCTGGGTGCCGCCGTAGGAGCGGACGATGCTGATCGAGATGTTCGAGTACGTCCAGTACTCGGGGTGCCGCGGGGCGAACTCGTTCAGCCAGATCTGCCGCACCTGATCGCTGGAGTTGAGCGAGGCGGCGTAGGACTGGCCGATCGCGCCCTTGATGTCCAGCGGGAGATTCGCCGAGTCGCTGAGCTCGTCGGGATCGATGCCCTCAGCGCGGTGCGACTCGGTGATGGTGAACGGGGCCAAACGCCGAGAGCACATGCCCTCCAGCTCCCGGGTGGCCTCGATCAGCGCCTGGTCGATCGCGTCCGTGGAGTAGTTGCGGACGAGGTCGGCGAAGGCGCCGTTCTCGAGCTGGGCGCGGGTGGCGAGGGGAATCGGAGAGTCTGACACCGGTCATCCCTCCTGCGTCCGCGGCGTTCTACTTGCCCTTGCCTCGTGGCTTGGGGGCTTCGACGACCGGGTCGGCCGGCGCGATCTCGGACAGCTCGGGTTCGGTGGGCGGTTCGTCCGGCTCGGGCTTCGATTCAGCCGCCGGCTCGGGCTCGGGTTCGGCGGCAAGCTCGGGCTCGGGCTCGGGTTCGGCCGTCGGCTCTACGGCGGCCTCGTCGGTCGCCGCAGGCAGCGGCTCATCGGTCGCACCTTCGTCCTCTGGGTCGTCGTCCGGCTCGTAGATGACTGTGAAGCCCTCCGCGGAGCCGAGTTCGGCCAGAACGTAGTCGGGGACCTGGATCGCGGCGCCGTCGGTGGGCCACGAGTAGAGCCAGGGGCCGTTGGGTCCGTAGCCGGCGGCGCTGCCCGCGCGGGTCTTGGCCAGAAGTGCGGCCATGCGTATCACTCCAGGGGACGGGCGGAGCCCGGGTGGTCCGGGCTCCGCCAGATGGGTGTCTGGGCTCAGACCGCGACGGCAACGCGGGACAGGCGTCCGGTGTACTTCGGGGCGCGGACGGCCAGGGTGGTGTCCGACACCAGCGCGTAGGGCAGCGAGTCCGGCGACGCGGTCGTCGGGTAGACGTCGATCGGCTGGAGCTCGCGGACCCAGGGGCGGACCACGAAGTTCCGGTCCCGGGAGATCAGGTAGATGTTCTCCAGGCCGCGGCCCACCGGGTACATGCCGGTGTTCGTCCCGTAGTACTGCGTCGGCAGCGTGCCCGGGGCGGTGGCGCCGTTCATCGGCACCAGCGCAGTGCCGGTGTCGACGATTGAGGTGGTCAGGATCGGGGTGACGCCGTCGGCGCCCAGGCCCACGGTGGCGTCGACGTAGCCGAGGAAGGTCTCGGCGCCGGCGGCGGTGGAGCGGTAGACCTTGAGCAGGGTCGGCTGGGCCCCGTCCAGGCCGCTCGGCGTGGAGAAGCTCAGGGTGACGGTCGAGGTGGAGCCGGTGGTGGTCTGGCTGACCTCGGCCGAGGCGATGACCTCGCCCTGGCGGGCGATGACCGCGCCGAGCCGGTACCAGTAGGTGTTCGCCGCCAGGGTGCCGCCGGTGCCGGCGGTGGCCGTGGTGACGGAGCCGACGTTGTAGTTGCGGGCGGACAGCATCGAGCTCTTGATCAGGGGGATGTCGCGGTAGGTCGGGACGATCAGACCCGCGGCGACCTCGACGCGGTCGGCGAAACGCTGCTGGTTCTGTAGCAGCTGCGCGATCTTGCTGATCGCGGTGTTCGACATGACCATCATCCAGGTGTCGTCGAACACGTTCATGGCCGCGTTGGTCTCGACCATGTCGATCAGCTCGTCCAGCATCGCCAGCGTCAGCGTGTTGCCGGTCTGGTCGATCGCGTTCTGCGCGCCGCCGGAGTAGGTCGAGACCTGGGTGTCCAGGCCGTCGAACTGCGGCGCCGCACCGGTGACGGTGGAGGCGGAGTTGCCCCACAGGATGCCGGCCTCGGTGTCCCAGGTCAGGCCCCGGATGGCGCCCTCGATTTCGGTGGTGCGCAGGTTCTGGATGACCTGCTTGGTGACCTGCTGGGCGTAGCCGGTGACGGCGCCGACCACCTGGAGGTGCTTGATCTGGAAGCTGTTCTGCACGTAGGTGCTGGTGCTGACCGGGCGCGCGCCGCCGTCGGGGACGAATCCGCCGCTGGCGACCTGGTTTCGGTTGTTCCAGTAGTACGTGTCGGAGTCCCACTTCTGGCTCGGCAGCGAGCGCACCAGCGGGGAGTAGCGCCGCTGGTACTCCAGCAGCATCGGGTCGATGATCTTCGGGACGAGTGCGGATGCACCGGCCGCGGTCAGAGCCTCGCGGAGCTCGGAGGTCATGGTTCGCCTGTCTTTCGGCAGCGAGGGCTGTTAGGCCCTGGAATGGCGAAAGCCCCCGGTGACGGGGGCTTTCAGGGGGATGGCGGGGGTTGACCATCGCTGCCGTGCGCGGCACCGGCCCCGGCGTCGGGGCTGGCGGTCGTAGGGTCTTGCGGGAGTACCGGCGGGGCGGCGGGTCAGCGCGGGAGGGCGCGGTTGCCCATCACGTACTGGTCCAGCTGCGGACCGAAGTAGGCCTGGCGCTCCTCGGCCGTGTACTTGTGCAGCGGCTTCTGCGGCCAGCTCTCCGGCAGCGCGTCGCCGTTGTCGGCCTCCTCGAGGTCCTGGGCGGCGCCGCTGACCAGGCCCTTGCGGCCGGGGCCACGGCCGGACTCGACGATGTCCTGGATCATGCGTGTCCGCTCGGTGGCCAGGCGCTCCTCGACGATCCGGGCGATGCGCTGGTCGTCGGTCTCGGTGACCTGCGCGGCCGGGGCCGGGGCGGCCTCGGTGGCCGCGGGCGCCGCGGCGGCGGGGGCCGCCGGGGCTGCGGCGGCCGGCGCGGTGCGGGCCAGGAGCGCCTCGAACTGCTCGGCGGTCAGGGTGATCGGGGCGGCCGCGGCCGGGGCTGCCTCGGCAGCCGGGGCGGTCTCGACCGCCGGGG